CGATATGTGATCAAACCGGTCACTGGTAGCGAAATTGCTGCTATCGTGTTGGATGAGCTCTCGAAGACCTATAGCCAAGTATGTAACTACCAAGATGCATCCATCCTCGCTCGAGATGGACATATGTATCTGGCGTTACTGGCCGTAGAGGAACACAATCTGTTGCGGGGTACAGTAGTATCCCCCCTGCAGCATTGGGTCTTTCACCAGGCCCTGAGTGTTCTCAAGAAGCAGTACGACCCCCACTATGATAGGTGGCCCGAGACAGCGCGTAAGTGGTTTACCACTGAACGCCGTGTGGAACTCCTGAACAGGAAGTTCCTTGCGGTTACGAATAGGCGCATTCGGGGAGAAAAATCGGTTCCGTTTTCTCGTGAGTTGTATCGGTTCTATGAAGGAGTCCTCTCTGTCCTTGGGAATGAGCCACCCGTGGATGAGATAGCTGAGAGTGCGCACTATGGCCCTGGATCGACACAATCGGTCCGTGGGTCAGATGTTGGTTATCATCGAAAGATGGAAGCAAACGAGTGTACACCGCTAGCTGTGGACTTAGCCGCTAAAGCCCTGATACATGATAAAGCATCATGGGCTCACCTCGGAATGGACCCTGTTTATTCAGGAAATCCAGATGCCCAACTGGGCTTCCTCCGGGTAGCGAGAGAGTGGCTTTCGGCAAGTGTCTGTTCTGTTGACACACTCATGTTCATACACAAGAACATGACGGCGCTGCGATCCATAAGCGCGCAACCAACTTGCTCTGGGATGCTTCAATTAGGCGTCCACGCTGTAGTCGCACCACGCTTGATTGCGTTTGGTGTCGATATCAGCGACCAGAGTAAGAACAGAAAAATGGCGAGACAAGGTTCGTGGGAGGAGAAAACACTCCACCCTGATCCTTTAGTGACCCTAGACAAGTCGGACGCATCGAGCTTCCTAGCTCGCGACCTTGTCACCTACCTGTTTCCCCCACCTTGGGCTAAGTTACTGATGAAAATCAGGACACCTAGTTACCAGGCACCTCCAGAACTAGGAGGCCAAGTACATCGATATTCGATGTATGCGGGAATGGGAAACGGAACTACCTTTGTCATCGAAACCCTTGTTTTTTGGGCGATGGTGTACGCAACCTCAGGTTGCGCTACGGTAGAGGAATTTGTTGAAAAGTGCGACTTTGCAGTGTATGGGGACGATGTAATTTTACGTCGATCTCATGCACACCGTTACATTCAGTTCGCTGAATGGATGGGCTTTGTTTTCAACAAGAAGAAGTCTTTCCTGGACGGTCCATTCCGGGAAAGCTGTGGAGCTGATTTCTATGACGGTCATCCCGTCAGGCCTGCAACGCTGAATCTTGAAAGAGAAACAGTAGCAGATCTGGAAATCATTGGCTTTCACAACACCTTAGCAGATGGACCATACCCTCTACACGGTGCGTGCCGACGTATCAGAGGTCTCTGGAAACAGAGAATCAACCCTAAGCTACCGACTGACCCACAAGGTAATCTCGGTTTTAGACCAATAAACTGCGCCTACTATACTTTAGTAGAAACAGATGGTCGCCCCCATTATTCGAAAATTTGGCAGCGTCCAAGAACTTATATTCTTGACGTACGCGCAAAATACGGAGATCTGGGGAAGGTTGATGCATGGACGCAGATCGCAGTTGCCTTGCTTCGTGCAAGGCAAGAAGGCGAATCAGCTGCGGCTAGTAAATGGTCTTTACCTCTGCGGAACCTGACCACGGTTCGCGTGGTGCCTGAAAAGGACACCACGAAAGAGATAGAGATCACGCGTTTGAGGAATACTCTTGCGCATCTAGCAGTCTGGAAGGACACACCTTGGTGGGAAACCTCCCGAGGTCAATAAGTTAAGGTTCATAACTTTAACTAGGCCG